CACCGTCCCGCCCCCCGGGATTGTGTGCTCCTCACCCGGGTCATCCAGCGTCCCCACCCGCAGCACGATCCCCTCGTCGCCGCTGATCTCCAGCCGTCCACTGAGGATATCGATCACTGCCTCCTCGCCCTCGACCACCGGCACCTTCCGCCCCAGGTACGCGCAGCTCACGCTCGTCAGGCAGCGCGTGAGACCCTGCGCCGCCGTCTCTGCGCTGTCGTCGCGCAGGTCCCCTTCACGCTGGTAGAGCGCCCCATCACCCCTGGGCACGATCGTCTCCCAGCGCCCGTCCTCGTCGGTCATGATCGGCGCGTAGACATTCGCGCCTTCAACCCAGGTCCCGAGCTGCGCGTCCCACACGAGCCCGTTGAACTCCAGGCTGTCCCAGCACACCACGCGCCCATCCTCGACGCTGTCCAGCGTCAGCTCCAGGCTCACCTTCGCGCCCTCGACCGCTTCGCCGTCCTCCCGAATCACGCCCTTGAGTCGGTAGCCCATCGTCACGTGCTGCGTCAGCGGTGCCTCCACGAACGCCGCCGGCTGGATCCGTCGCCCCCACCACGGGTCGTCCACCATCACCGCGTAGCGCCCGCTCGGCTCCTCCTCACCTTCCCCGGCCAGCTCCTCAAGCAGGTACACATCGACGCCGTTGAGCGCCACATCCGGGTCGCGCGCTTCGTAGACGTGCACCGTGATCGTCCCGCCCGGCGTATCGAACGCCACCGTCCCGGCGATCGTCTGCATCCGGTCGACCGTCACGCCCCGCCTGCTGCCCAGCGCCACGATCTCCCGCCGCCACTGGGTGTCCTCGCCGGTCATCAGGTCGGCCAGGATCTCCTCCAGCTCATCCACCTCGGCCCAGGTCCGCACCGGCTCCGTATGCAGCCGCCCCAGCAGCCATGCGATCAGCCCGACCGTCTGCTGCTTGTAGAAGCTCTCCGCCGCCGTGCGCTGCTCGTCGTCATAGTCCAGCGCGTTCGTCCCGTCACCTCGGTCGAGGTACTCAGCCAGCAGAATGATCCGCCTGCACACGATGGCCTTGATCGCCCGCCCCGCCACGGTGTCGTCGTCAGCCACCCCCTCCCGCCCCTGGATCTCGATCACGCAGCCAATCAGCCTGTCCGCGAGCCCCGGATTCACCAGTGACATCCTGTGCCTCACTCTCTCTCATGTCTGGCACCGCCGCCGCTGCCGTCTGTGGGGCGCAGACCCGTGCCCCGCCTGCCGTCGCCGTTGCCGTCCGCGGCACGGGCGTCCCCGCCCGTGCGCCGTTGCCCCCTCCGGAACGGAGGGGGAAGAGACCGCGTAGCGGTCTCAGGGAGAGGCCCGCCACTGCCGCCTACCGGCTCATCGCCACCCGCATCCTCCGCTCCTCCCGCGCCCGCTCCCGCTCCGTCCTGAATGCCATGCATTGCTCTCTCTGCGAGTTGCCCTGCTCCGTTGTCTCGGCGCTGCCCACAATCCGCGAGTTCACCGCCCTGCCGGTCCTGCTCGGCCTGCTCGTCCCCGCGCCCGTCGCTTCTGCGCCGAGCGCCATCACGCGCCCCGTCCGCTCAGCCCACCTGCCCGGCGCCTCTCCGGCGACTCGCGCCCTCGCAGCACCTTCCTCCGACACGCGGCCCGCCACCCGCGCACTTCGTGCAGGCGCCTCGCCTACGCCCATCGTCGCGCTGATCCCGGACTCGCCCACGCTCTCAGCGCCCTCCGCCCCCCGCTCATCCACCTGCGTCACCCCCGCTCGCCACCCGGCGACTCGCGCCGCCCCGCCTCCCACGCGCACTGTCTCCTCGCCCGCGATCACGTGCGCCATCCAGCTCGGCCGCCCGGCCAGCACCCGTCTCGCCCATCCTCCGGCATCCGCCATGCGCCATCACCTCGGCCTCACGCCATCCCGGCCGCCAGCGCCCACACGCGCTCGCGCTCCGCCAGGCAGTACTCCCACAGCCGTACGCGCCAGGCGGGCTGGTCATCCCATGCCGGCCCGCCCGGCAGCGACCCGCACCTGCTCAGCCAGTCCATCTCCCGACCGACCGCTCGCGCCAGCCGCTCCCCCGCTCCCCGCAGGACCACCCGCACCCGCTCCGCGCCCGCTCGCACCAGCAGCTCCTCCGGCGTCGCGAAGTCCCGGCCTTCGCGCAACGTCCCCGCTTCACACGCCTCTTCCGGCAGGGGACTGTGGCCGTGCGCGGCGGCCGTCAGGCTTTTTTTGCCGCCGCCAGCACCTCCGCATCCTCCGGCCGACGCATGTTCACCGCATCCACGCACTCCATCAGCCAGCCCATCAGCCCCGCCGGCGCCCGGTCGAGCAGCGCCTGCGCATCGATCTCGCCCTCGCCCGCCCACTCGACACTGCCGTCGTCCCGCACCATCGGCAGCCGGCAATCGATTACGCACCGCTCGAGGTCGAACGCCACCATCGCCTCCAGGTCGTAGCTTCTGCCGATCGAACGCACCCCGCCGTCCGCCCCGATCTCCAGCTCCTCCCGCACCCCCAGCGCCTCTCGCTGCAGCGCTTCGCGTGCGCTCAGGGGCCGCACCAGCACCCAGGGATGCGCGCCATCCTCCCCGACCTCCACCGGCGCCTCGAAGCGCCGCGTCGTCCTCGCCCCGACCGCCGCGATCACCCACGCCTCCAGCTCCCGCTCTGAGCGCTCCTTCACTCCCCGCACTCCTCGGCGATGGCCTTGCGCATCTTCGCCGCCGTCTCATTCCGCCGACGGGCGAACTCCCCGGCCTCCACCAGCAACTGCCCGCTCCGGTAGCTGCTTACCAGCCGCTGGAACTGCTCCTCCGCCAGCACGTAGCCGATTACGAACGTCGCCCATCCCTCGCGCACCTCGATCCCGTGCAGCGGATGCCCCAGCGACCACAATGCCGCCGCCTCCGTCAGGTCCGTGGTCCGGTGCAGCCGGACCGTGATCTCCTCGCTCATCGATCCTGCATCCTCCCGCCCCGCTCCATGCACGCTTCGGGCCCCTCAGTCATTTTCGTCGTTGGTCGTCTGCAGGGCGACCTGTCCCTCCCTGCCGCCGCCGTTGTGCCGTAGCCGTTGTGCCCCCGGCGCCCTCGCCGGACGATCTTCGTCGCCGTTCGTGGGACAGGCATCCTGCCCATCCGCCGTTGTCGTTGCCGAACGCCGTCACCGCCCTTGCCGTCCGCGCCTTCCCTCAGGCGAGCCCCACCGGCGGCGTCAGCCCGTCCACGCTCCCCAGCGCCGTGAACTCCACCTTCTCCACAATCCGCCGGTCATGCGTCCCCGGCAGGCCCATATCACTCGCCGTGTACAGCACCCTCGGCAGCGTGATCACCGCGCTCGCCGCCCCGCGCACAAGCGTGATCTGCAGCGCCGCCTCCTGCCCGCCGGCGAAGTCCGCGTAGATGGCGTTGTCCACGAAGTCCCGGCTCAGCGCGCCCCAGCAGCGCAGGCCCGCCAGGTTGTACATCTGCCGCGGCGCTATCCCCGGCGCGAGCCGCATCCCCTCGGCCATCGCCTCCACGGCGTTGTCGATCACGATCTGGATGCGCTCGCAGTTCACGTCCTCCGCCGGCGCCCCACCCCCCGTCGCGATCTCCACCGTCGCCTCGCGGAAGATGTACGGAGCCGCGCTCGGCATCGCCGGCGTCGGTGTGGTGCCGCTCTCCATCTTCAGCCCCCCCAACTCCAGCACGCACACCACCGGCTGGCCCTTCGCCAGCTCGATGCGCGCCCGCCGCACCTTGACGTCGGTCAGCTTCTTGACCTCATTGACGCAGTCGATGACCACCGACGCCCACTTGCCCTGGTTGTCGCCGTCCCGATCCTGGATCCACGACAGCAGCGCGCTCATCGAGCCCGGCACCAGCGGCACCGCCAGCTCGCCCTCCGCCCACTCGCCCGCCGAGTAGTAGCGGCTCTCGTATTCGTTGCTGTCCGCCATGTCCAGCAGCGTGTAGTTCCGTCGCACTGTCACGCCATCGCCCGCGCCGCCGTGTCGCTTCATCACCGGCAGCCACACGCCCGGCGCGACGAACGTCCCCTTCTCAGCCTGCAGCCCGAAGCCGAAGCTGCCCTCATGCGCGAGTGCCACAGCCATGCTCCCACCACCCTGATCTCCTTCAGCGCCTAACAGGCGTACTCTCGCCCGCCCTTGCTGTCCGCCCTGCCGTCGGCCGTTGCCGTTGTGCCCCTCGCGCCCTCGCGAAGGGGGCACCCAAAGGGCGACTGCCGTCGCCGTCCGTGGCACGGGCAGTCCTTCCCATGCGCCGTCGCCCTTGCCGTCGTAACCGTCGTCACCGTCGTTCCCTTCGTTAGCGGTCGTGAAGCGCCGCTCGCCGCGCCAGCACCGTCAGCTCCACCACCCGCAACGGCTTCTCCTGGTCGCGCAGCCGCCGCTGGACCGCCGGCTCTGGCTCCACCTCCGTCACCTGGCTGTGCCAGCACGTCCCACCCAGGTAGGTGTCCGCCATGAGCAGGTTGAACAATGCCGCCGCCCGGTCAAGCACCTCGATGTTCGCCCGCTGGTCTTCCTCGTAGCGCGTCACGTAGTAGACTGCGAACTCGTAGTCCTGCTGGAACACCCGGTTGCTCCCGGCGTTCAGCGGCTGGCGCATCGTCCCCGGCATCACCAGCACGCACGGGAACCGCTCGGCCGGCGAGCGCGGCATCAGCTCCGGCGATCCCTGCCCCACCCACTGCACCTCGCTCAGCACCCCGTCCATCACCTCGAGCCGCGCACCCCTGCTCGTCAGGTACTCGCCCTCCAGTTCCTCGGTGAAGCCCACGGTGGTCAGCCCGATCTTGGCGCCCACCGTCTTCTCCTCCGAGCCCGCGCTGTCGCGCAGCCGCACCTGCTGCCCGGTCGCGAACAGCTCGTTGCTCCCCACGGTCACCTCGTAGCCCGGCACGGTGTCCGCCGTCAGCGCCGCCGCGCCCTGGCACAGCAGCCGGATCGCCCGCGCGATATCGTTCTGATGGAACATGTCCACCGCCATCGCTGTCCCTCCGCCTTCCTCGCTCACCCGCCAGAACTGCCGGCGGGCGGCCCTCAGGCCGCCCGCCTTCTCCGTGTGCCGTTCGCAGCGACGTATCTTCACACCCGTCCGCCGTCGCCGTCCCTGGTTGCCGTTTCCCGATTCCCGCCCTTCGCCGTCCGCCGTCCGCCCCTACAGCTCCCGCACGACCGCCCGCAGGTGATGCCCCTCCCCCGCTTCGTCCTCAACCGCGATCACCTCGAACCGGCGCGCCACCGCCACCGCCTCCCCCGCCTCATGCTCGCTCGCCAGCCCCTCCATGAGCACCAGCACCTGCCCGCTCGCCGACGCCACGATCTGCTCCTCGGCATACCCGTTCGCCCCGATCACCACGCATGCGCCCTCGACGAAGCCCTCCGTCCCGCTGACGCTCAGCACCGTCTCGCCGACCTCTGCGTCGGCAACCAGCAACGCCTCCGCCGTCCTGATTGTCAGCCGGTCCGACGGCCGCAGGTCCGTCATCTCCAGGTAGGCCACGCGCGTCACGTCCTCGTCGCGCCCCAGCAGGTCGTCGTCGCTCGCCGTCCTCGCCCGCCCCACACGCACCGCCACCCCGTCCTCGACCGCCTCGTACACCGGTGTCTTCGGCACACCCTCGCCGTCCAGCGCCACCCGCGGCCGCGCGATCGTCGCCACCTCTGTCAGCAGCTCACGGAAGATCGTGTCTCCCATCCGCCCTCACCTCGCTCAGATCGCGCAGAAGTCGATGCGCCGATACCGTGCCACCGCCTCGCTCGCCTCCGCCACCAGCCGCCGCACCGTGTAGCCGTGGCGCCCCGCGCCGCCGTAGCGTACTGTGTAGTCGCCCAGGCTCACCGCCTCCACGCCGCCCGCCTCCCCGCTGTACTTGGCGATCAGCTCCGCCGCCACCAGCTTCGCCTGCGCCGCCATCACATCCGACGGCGTCGCCTCATAGCCCCAGTCCAGCGCCACCTCAATGTTGCGCGTTCCCTCGGGGAAGTGGCTGGCGAAGCTGCTCGACGCCGCCAGCACGATCGCCGCCTCCTCCGGGTAGAACAACCACTCGTCCTCAGTCAGCGCCCTACCGCCCACGCTCACCGCGTGCACCTGCACCACCGGCGTCATCCCCAGCGGCGCCAGCAGCAGCACTCGCGTCCCCGTGCCGTCCAGCACCACCGTCTCGTCCGCGTGCAGCATGAAGTCCCGCCCCGCCGCGCTGTCCACCGCCGCCTTGGTCGGCGCCAGCAGCGCCGCAATCTCCGCCACCAGCTCCTCTTCGGCTGCCCACTCGCTCGTGTCGTATGCCCGCAGCAGCGCCAGCACGTCCTCCACCGAGCAGTACGACGTCAGGTTCGCCGTCGTGAACACCCCTGACGCTACCATGCCTCGGACCACACTCCCTCGCTGTTGCGCACCCGCACCTTCCAGAAGTACGTCCGCTCCGAGCCCAGCTCGCCACCCTCATACTTCGCCGTGTGCTCCGCCGACAGCACCACGCCGCTGTCCCACAGGTCCCCCTCATTCGCGTCCAGCTTCGCCTCCGTGGACGCCACCAGCACCTGGTAGGCCGTCTGCACCCGTCCCTGCGGGTCCTCGTACTCCCACGACAGGTCCGGCCGCGGGTCCGCCACTCGCGCCGGGTTCACCTTGCCCTCCACCCGCACCGCCGTCACGCTCGGCTCATCGCCCGCCGGTGGCTGCGCGATTGTCCACGCGTACAGCTCCGGCGACGCCTCTCCCACCACCGGCCGCGTCAGCCTGAAGCGCAGCGCGATCTCCGGCAGCGCCACCTCCGACAGCCCCGCGCCGTCCCAGGTGATGCGCCGCGACACGTCGTCCGGCACCGCGTCGCAGTCATCCTCGCCGAACCCCGGCACCACATCGCCGCTCTCGGCGTCCAGCACCGCCACACGCACCATGCCGCCCTTCGGGTCGGCGTTCACCCGCAACTCATCCCACGTCTCCCCCCGGCGCTTCAGCCCGCACGTCAGCAGCTCGCCCGTCAGCGCCCCGTCGGCCAGCCGGTACAGCGCCTCGCCGTCCAGGCGGATCGTCGCCATGTTGAAGTTGTTGCCGTCCTTCCCGCTGCGGTACCAGTACACGCGCCTGTCCCCCACCCGCACCGGCACCGACTGCGGCATCAGGTAATTGCCGTTCAGTGGCGGCGTGTCGCGCGGGATCAGCGCCTTGCCCAGCCACGGCCACAGGTGCACGCCGTCCTCCGAGGTGTACAGGCTCACGTTCGAGTTGGTCACCCCGCCGTCATCTACCACCAGGCCCACCGTCGATGGCCCGAACCACTCCGGATGCGGCCAGTGGAACCACCCGTAGGTCGGAGCAATGAGCTGGTTGCGCCACGGTAGCGTGCGCAGGTGCCGGAAGTCCCCTGTCACCAGGCACGACAGCGGTCGCCCCAGGAAGTAGTCCACCTCGTCCCCGATGTTGTTGATCGTCTTGGCCCGCGCGTACCCCCAGAACCGCTCCGACCGATGCCTGGCCCACGGGTTGCGCACGAACCGCGGCTCCAGGTCCCGGTTCGCCAGCGCCGGAATCCCGCCGCCCTCCGCTACCAGCTTGTCCTCCCCGGCCATCGCCGGCGTCAGCGGATTGAGCGACTCATCGAAGTGCTCCGCCGGGTTGAACGAGTAGCGGTCCGGCGCGCCCGTCAGCACGCACGTCAGCATCCCGTCCGGGTTGCCCACGGTCGCCGTGAACACCAGTGCCCACTCGCCCTCGTCCACCTCGAACACCGCGTTCATCATACCCGGCACGTTGTAGAGCCGCGACCGGCCCGCCAGCACCGCCCGCAGCTCGTCCAGCTCGAACATCGGATTGCGTGGATCCGGATCATCTCCCCACACCACGTGCCCCAGATCCTCGTCCCACTCCCCCAGCACATAGCCGACCCGCTGCACTCCCGCGCCGTCGATGCCTACCAGCAGCGCCCGCACCAGCCCCGTCGCCGGCTCGTACTCCATCCAGCTCGGGCAGTACAGCACCGACTCCCGCCACGTGCCCGGCGCCGTGAAGCTCTCTTGGACATCCGCCGGCGTTGCGTACTGCTCAGGTTGCCGCGTCTCCCGCTCCAGACCCTCGAACCGCGCCACCCGGATGCTCTCGCCCGTGTCGGGGTCACACACCAGGAAGGTGTCGTCCGTGCCCTCTGTCACCGCGTACGTCCCTGGCCCGTCCATCTCGATCCGCTCGATGAGGATCGTGCACGTCCACTCCGGGTACAGGTCGTAGTCGCGCTTGCCGAAGAACACGTCCGTATGCTCGAGCGTGTACGGGTAGAGCTGCACGCGCCCCAGATTCACGCACGTGTAGCCCCAGACCCCGCAGATCGCCGTCTCCAGCGTCGTGAACCGCTCTTGGTCCCACACCTCACTCAGATCGCACTCCAGCCGGTGCAGCTTCCCCTCCGCCTGGTACGGCTCCACCCGCCTCGGCATCGACACCACGGCCACGTCGCCCGCCGCCGGCGCCTGCGACAGCGCGCCCTGCACCGTGACCGAGGTCCCGCTCTGGCTGTTGCCGAGCACCTTCAGCTTCTCGTTGCGCGCGCCGCCGCTGAGCACCAGCAGCTCCCCGCCCGCCCAGTGGTCGTCCTCATCCACCAGCGTCGCCGACTTCAGTGTCTGCGTCGTGCAGTCCGCCGAGCATACGAACCTGCGCCGCCCTCCGTAGTAGTACGAGTGCGCGCCCACCCCCACCGGCAGCGACCACGGCACGCTGTCGGGTGGCAGGTGCAGTCCCACGCGCAGCGTCATCGGCGCCGTCGGGGACGGCAGCCACGGCGCCAGCGACGCCCCCACCGGATGCGCGTTGTTTGAGCCGTCCAGGTCAAGCCGACCGTACTCGTCGCTGTTGGTCTCCGTGAGCGCGCCCCACTTGGTCCGCATCAGCACCGCCATCACGGGCACGCGGTCGTCATCGCTTCCGTCGTGGCTGGGCATCCCGATCCGGTAGCTGAACCTCTTGCCCCGATGGCGACTCGCCAGGTCCAGCCGGCAGTACTGGTCCGCGGCGCCCGCGAAGCTCGCCGTCGGCGAACCCTCCGCCACGTCCGCATGGTACTGCCCATCCCACGAGGCCCGGAACAGCAGCGAGCCGGCTCCATCCCCCTCCTCCGGCACATGTCGCCGGCCCCGGGCGTGCAGCTCCGCCACCTGCTGCGCGCTCATGGCGTCGTCCCAGATCGCCATCTGATCGTACACCGCGCGCGAAAGCGTGTACGGGTTCTCCGTGCCCGGCCCGACCTGCAGCATGTTCGGCGGTCCCAGCGGAGCCGTGGCCGTAGTGTTCGGTGAGCCGGCCACCTCCTGCCCATCCAGGTAGAGCCTGATCACGCCGCTCCCGGGCCCGCCGGTGAAGTCCCACGTCGCCACCACAAACCGCCACGCCACATCCGCCGACACCTCGGTGACCGTCACGCCCGTGCCGTCACTGACCGCGTTCCACACCCACGTCTCCTGGCTGCGGATGAGCATCAGTCCGTTCCCCTCATCCGCGCTGGCCATGAAGACCACGCCTCGCTGCTGCTCGGCTGAAGGGTGGTACCACAGGGCCACGCTGCCCTTGCTGCCCGCGCCCAGCTCGACGTTGCCGATCGCCTCGTAGGTCACTGCTCCCTGCGTCCCCACGTACAGCATCTGGGGTCTCGCCAACTGCCACACCTCCATCTGTCGCCCGCCCCATCGCACCGTCGCCCGCGCTGCGCTCTGTCGCCGGCCCACCGCACCGCCACCCGCCTGCCCTCTGCGGCTGCTGTTCGTGGGACAGGCATTCCTGCCTGTCCGCCGTCGCCGTCGCCTTTCGTGGCATCCCGCCCGCGGGGCGGGACCCGTGTGCCGTTGCCCTCGCCTTCGCCCTTGCCGTCGCTGCCGTTCTCCGTCGTTCGCTGCCGTTAGGCGCCGCAGGGGCGGCCTCTCGGCCGCCCCTGCACTCACTCTCGACGCCTCCGCCTACGCCCCCGTCGCCACGTTCACCGCCAGCACCACCGCGTCGTCCTCCTCGAACTCCACGGCCACGCGCGTGGTGATCGTGTAGATGTTCACCCCGCGCAGGATGTCCCGGTCCTTGTCGATCCGGATATCCCGGTGGATGCCGAACACCAGGTTCTCGCGCGGAGTCAGGAAGCCGTAGGTCAGATTCGACCCCTCGAAGCCGCCGACCCCGTCCAGATCCGTCGGCACCGTCGGCACCGATACCACCGGCACACCCATGTAGGGCGGCGCCACCGCGCTGGTCAGCGCCTGATCGCCCAGCGCGCTCGCGCGGTCGCTGAAGGTGTCGTGCCAGTCCTGCACCGCCGCCGGGGCGAAATAGAACCGCAGCTCCCCGTGGTTGCGCTTGTAGCGATTCGGCAGCGCCTTGTACATCGCGCCCAACCCGTCCTTGTCCAGCGTCGCGCCCTCGAAGTCCACCGACTGCCCGTCCTCGGCCAGCACCCGCCAGCCGTCGAGCCCCTGCAGGAACGTGTCCTGCGAGGTGGTATCGCCCTGGATCGCCAGCTCCTCGAGGTCGGTCGCCGTCTGCCGTGCCATGACGCGGATCACGGTCTGCTCCAGGTCGCCGCGCTCGATGCTGTCCTCCAGCGCCTCCATGGTGATCTCAAACGGCGTGATGATGTCCACCGCCGTCAGCGTCACCTTCGAGAACGCGGCCTCCGCCAGTGACTCCGGCGCCACGCCCTCACTGCGAAGCTGGCTCACGCGACCGCTGGTCGCGATCTTGTCCAGCTCCATAACCGCGCTGTGCATCCTCACCACGCGCGCGTCCTTGAGCATCACCGACTGGTCCAGCGACATGTCGATGAACCGCTCGGCCTGCCCGGTGGTCAGCAGCCCACCGTCCCCCAGACTGGTCGTGTCGATGGCCTTGCTGAGCATCTCTTCCTGACCCAATACGAGCACTCCCCTTCACACGAAAGCTCGGCCCTGCCCGCATCCCTCTCCGTCTCATCTCCTCTGTCTACACACCATGCGCCGTTCCCGTCTGCCGTCCGCCGCTCCCCCTCCCGCTGGCGACCGCGTGCGGTCGCCCGGGAGGGGGTGGCCCGAGCTTGCTCGGGCCGGGGGAGGAGGCCGTCGCCGTCCGCCTCCGCCTCGTCAGACGACCCCGCGCCACAGCCCCCCGCCATCGCGTCGGTCTTGCCCCGGCAGCGCCTGCGATGCGCCATGCGCACGCGTCTCCACCTCGTCCTCATCCTCCTCCGGCTCACCCTTCGCCAGCGTCTCCAGCGCCTCGCGCACCTCTCCCAGCGCGCTCTCGAGGTCCTTGCGCAGCGCTTTCAGCTCCGCCAGCTCCTCATCCACGTCGTCCCCGTCGGCTTCGTCCCCGACGCCATCCTCGGCCTTCGCGAACGGCCACAGGCTTCGCGCCGCGTGCACCGCCGCCCGCCCGATCCGCACCAGCATCGCTTCCTCATCTACGTCCTCCGGCTGCTCCCCGATGACCCCCTCCGCCGCCTTCGCCAGCGCCGCCAGATAGGTGTCCGGGTTCGCCGCCGCCCCCGGCCGGCACACCGCCACATGGTCCAGCTCGACGTCGTCGATATGGCGCACTTGTCGCCCGGCGTCCTCGTCGTAGCGCCAGAACGCCTTGGTCACGCGCCCGCCGACGCTCAGCCCGAACTGCCGCCCGCTGGCTGCCTTCTCGAACAGCCGCCGCGCCGCCGGATTGCTCGGATCCAGCCGCCCCGCGACGCGGAACTGGCTGTTGTCCGCCCACGCCTCCTCGATCACCCCCAGCTCCTCCAGCGGTCCCGCGCTGTGCGAGGGCAGCAGTTCCAGCCCCGTGTGCAGCGCCATCTTCTGGATCGCCCGCGGCGTCATCCGCTCCTGCTGCCGATCGAGCGTCGTGGATGATGCCACGCCCTCGAAGCGCATCTCGCCATCCTCGTCCTCCCACACCTTACACAGCGGCATCGTCACTGCGAAGCTCCCTGCATCCTCCGGCCGCGCCATCAAACCACCTCAGTTCGCACTCTCTGCGTCCTCATAGCCGACCTCCTACGCGTCTTCCGCGGCCTCCGCCGCCAGCGGCTGCAGGCCCTGCTTCGCCCGGATCTCGTCCGCGCTCCACACGCCGATCTCCGCGTAGATCCGCGCGATCTCCGCCTGCTGCAGCTCCTCGCTCAGGTCCATCTCCCGGAAGCGGAACTCCCAGTCCGCGATCCCCATCTGCTCCCGGATCATCCGGTTGAGCTGGAACTCCACCCGCCGCTGCTCCGGCCGCACCACCTGTTCGCGGAAGGTCTTGTCCTGATCCTTGCTGTTGGCCAGGTTCGCGTTCTCGACGATGGTGATCTTCCCCGGCGGCACCCGATGCACCATCAGAATCTCGTCGCGATTCGCCTTGCGGAAGTCCAGGAAGCCCGCGTCGTCCTGCTCCGAGCTGGTCAACCGCTCCAGCCGCAGCTTCTCATCCCCGGGCACTTCCAGAACCAGCGTCTTGTGCGCCTGCCCCTTGATCTCGCTCTCCATGAACCGCCGGATCTGCCGCAACAACTCCTTCGACATCTGCCCGCCTTCCACGATCACCGCCATCCGCGGCACCGCGTTGTGCTCGAAGAAGCTCACGTTGTACTCCGCCGCCGCCCGGTCGCCCGCCACCGCGCTCACTGCCGGCAGCACGTCCGGTACCCCGTAGTAGCTCGACTGCGGCGTGTACTTGCGGAAGTGCAGAATCTCGTTCGGCACCTCACCTGTCTCCGCATCGGCCGCCGCCTCCCCACCCAGGTTGCGGAACATGCGCTTGCGCCCGTCGCGGATTTGCACGAACCCCCTGCCGTCGGTCCTCACCCTCACAGTCGTGGCCGGCACGTGGTAGAACCCGTCCACCTCCCCCGCCCCGTCGCGCGTGACTTCCACATAGCCGTTGCCCACGGTCTCCACGTCGGTCCACACCATACGCATGACCTCGGTGAAGGTCATCGACGGATTGCACGACCCGAAGACCCGCTCCAGCCGCCGCCGCGCCGCCTCTCGCGGATGGTCGCCGACCGCAACGAACCGGTAGCCCAGCCCCACGATGTTGGTCGTCTTCGCGTCCACGCACGCCTTGTGCGTCGAGTTGATCTCGTACAACTCCGCCAGAGCCGTCAGCGAATACGGCGGCTCCACCACCTCTCCATCGGCATATGACTGCCGCCAGCTCTCCTCCGGCAGTTGCTGGCTCTTGCCCCGCCTTTCGCCCCCGCCCACGACATGCGCCTTGATCAGCATCTCGTCCATCCCATCACCTCCAGATGCCGACGGGGCGCCATCTCTGGCGCCCCGTCTCCATCTCCTCACCTGCGCCGATCGTCGCCGTCCGCCGTCGCCGTTCGTGGCACGGGCAGTCCTGCCCGTGCGTCGTTCCCGTTCCGACCGCCCCACAGGCGCGTCGACTGGTCGGGGGCCCGCGCGTCCCCGCCGGTGCGCCGTCGCCGTTGCCCCCTCCGGAACGGAAGGGGCCACGCAGCGGCCCCAGGGGGGGGCCCGCCGTCAGACAATCATCCCCCGCATCTCGCCCCCACGCCACGCCAGCACCGCCTCGCTCACCGCGCCCGCCACGGCATCCGCCACGTCCTTCGATCCCCCCTGCCGATGGTCCACCTTTCGCCCTTCCACCAGTTCCAGCCCTTTGCACTCCAGCAGCACCGGCTCGTAGCGATACCAGCGCAGCCTCCCCTGCGTCAGCACTTCCTTCAGCGTCTCGTACGCCTCCAGGTCCCGGTCCACCGACACCAGCTTCACCGTCAGGCCGTGTCGCCGCAGTATCTGCCGGCTGTCTGCACTCTGGTAGCCGTCGTAGCTCACCTGCGCGATCGGCACCCCCCGCCGCGCCAGCGTCAGGATCAGTTCCCGCACCTGGGCGAACTGCACCTCGCCGCCCTCAGGCGGCACGATCCGGTGCATCAGCTCCACGACCACCACCGGCCCGTCGCCACCGTCGTCCGCGCAGTGCGCCATCGCGATCCCGCACGCGTCCCGCTTCAGCCCCAGGTCCACGTGGATGTACCGCCCACACCGTCCCGTCGGCCTGAACCCCGCATCCAGCACTCCGTGCTCATCAATCGGCCGGGGCAGCGTCTCATCGACCGCCCGCTCCAGCACCTCCGCGTCCGGGAAGAACGGTTCGAACGCCTCCGCCGGCCGTGCCCCCAGGTCCCGCATCGCCCGCAGTTGATTGCGCCTGAACTCCGCCCGGTACTCAACGGGGACGCTCATCCCCTCGCAGTCGAAGGTCTCCCCACAGTAGGACCCCGCTGGCTTGACCTCCCAGGTCGCCTTACGCGATGCGTACACCCGCTCGTTCCACGCCGCCTCCTCCATCTTCCGTTCCAGGAAGTCCCCCCGGTGACGCGGCGACGAGATCATCAGCAGCAGGCCCGCGTCCAGAAACCGGCTCCGGATCCGCCGTTGCAGGGCGTTGTAGATCTCCTCCGCCGAATCGCGCCGCCCGCCATCGCTCTCCAGCAGCCAGCTCGCCTCGTCGATCACCGCCCCGAGCACGTTGTACCCCAGCGGATACGTCTCCGCCGAGTTGCCGCACAGCACCACTACATCCTTGGGGAAGCGCAGCTCCCTTTGCAGCAGCGTCGGCTCATAGCGCTCGAACCATGGCGACCGCCGAATGCGGCTCATGATCTCCCCGAATACCACCCGCCGCGCCTGCTCCCCATTCGTGGACATGTTCAGGAAGCTGATGGCGCTCCCGCCGCCTATCCCGTAGTACGCCTGCGGGTCCTCCAGGCACAGCACCCGATGCAACTGATACGCCACCGCCAGACTCGCCGTGTATGACTTCCCGGCGCCGATCCCCCAGCACAGCGCCGCCTCGTTGTAGTCGCCCTCGAAGATCTCTTCCAGCACGTTCACGATCACCGGATACGCCTCGTCCGCCAGCCCCAGGTACTCCTGGCTGGCGATGAACTCCCGGACGCCGGCTGGCTGCTCCTCGAAGGCGTCATCCTCCCGCTCGGCCACGCGACCGCCTCCCCTGCGTGTGCGCTCTCACGTCATCGCTCATGCAGCGGTCGGTGTGCCTCCTGATTGTCACTTCCTCCTGCCGCGCCTCACCATCCACGGCTGCTCGCCCCGAGGGCGCAGGCCCGCTTGCCATCGCCCTTCGCGCCATCCCGCTCACGAGCGGCACCCCGCGTCATTGCCCTCGGTCGTTGCCGTTGTGCCCCCGGCGCCCCCGTCGGGGGGCGCCCGCAGGGCGCCTGCCGTCGCCATTGCTGTGCGCAGCGGCGCGTGCTCACATCCGTCGGCCGTCCGCCGTCGGCGACCCGCTCCCTCCATTAACTCTGGTACCGGAGCGCTCGATGATGCCGCCTATCTTCCGTCCCCCGCCTTCCGTGCCCCCGTGACCTCACGAGCACGGCCCTCAACGCAATTGTGAGATCGCGCTGAGCCTATCTTGAGCGCCCCTTGCTTAAGCCCGTGTATACTTGCTGCACTTCCTGTGTGGCCGCCACACCGGGAGGGGACCACCGGCTGGACGTCCTGTCTCACCGGCGCCCGCTGACGCAGAGGACAACGACTTGAGCAATCGACGCTATCCTCCGCCTGGCTGGGTGCATCGTGTCGTACTCCTCGGCTTCGCCGCCTGCATCATTGCGGCGACCGTTTTGCGTGCCTCACACCCGCCCGCCGATCTCCCGCGCGTCGAACTCTCCGAGCAGTACCGTCCGGTCTCCGCCGCCGTCGGCCTGTCGCGCGAGCTTCCGCGCGGCGGCGTCCTTGCCACCTACGTGTATGCCCTTGCCTACGCCGCCCACTACCGAATCACCGCCATCCCTGCGCCTCACATGCCCCCGGTCACCTGGGCCTCAGGCTTCCTCAAGGACCCCATCGGCTTCTCCGGGCCCGCTCGCCTCATCGCCGTCGAGGCCGGCGTGCTCGCGGTCTGCTTGCTCTTCATGCTCCTCTCGCGCCTCATCGATCACTGGGCCGCCGTCGCCGGCGCCTTCCTGCTCGCCGTTCACCCGTCCGCCGTCGCCCTCAGCCACTCGCTCGACTCAAGCGCCCTCTGCCTGTGCTTCCTGCTGTGCGGCCTCCTGGTGCTGATGCCTGCCGCGACCCGCAGGCTCCGCCTGGTGGAGTTCGCCGCTGGCGGCCTGGCCCTCGGCTTCGCCACCGAGACCATCCCCGCCGCCTGGCTGCTCGCCCCGACGCTGGTTGCCTGGCATCTCCATCACGCACCCGAGGACCGGCGCCGTCACATCGCCCTGGGGGCCACCATCGGCTCCATCGCCTTCATCACTGCCGCCATGACGGTGCTGCCCGGCTGGTACGCTGCGCGCGGTGAGGCCCTGGTCGCCACCGCCCTCCACGGCGCCATTCTCCTTGGCGTGGCCGCCGCCGGCGTCTCCGCCGTGCGCGCCATGCGCGCCCGCGTGTCCCGAGGCACTTACTCCTCGGCCGTTCTCGGCAGTGCTCTGGTTGCCTGCATTGTGCTGGTCGCCTGGCCCGGCGCTTCCCGCGCCGCGCGCGTCACCGACCCCGGCGCCGCCGCCTCGTTCTGGATCGCAGACACCCTCCCCGATGGTGCCACGGTCGCCGTCCACGCCAGCCTGCGCGACCGCGTGAACATCCCGCGCGACCCTCGCAGTTGGTGCCGCGAGCTGCGTGCGCCCGGCGGGCTGTGCCGACATTCCCTGGCCTGGGCGGTCGCCTCCGTGCAGGCCTCGCAGGCCCTCGGAGAGCCCACCTGGGACGTCACCTGGTTCGACGGCGATCAGCCCGTCTCGTCGGGGGTGCAGGACGTGACCGGCGACCATGTCCTGAGCGACTTTGTCGTGGTACCGGAATCGCTTGAGCCGGAGCCCTCCGACGGTCTCTGGCTCGCCGCGCGCTTCCATGCTCGCGAGGAGAGTGGCGAGGGGATCTCCATCTGGGGTGTGCTTCCCGCATCGGCGCCGAGGTCATCGAGCCACGTGGACTGGAGCATCAAGGACGCCCCCCGCACCGCGACCGGCCCCGCCCCCGACGCCGTCCGCCGTTGCCGTTCATAG